GTTCTACATGAGTGTGCAATATCACCATACATTCTTCATGCGACAATGTTTTATCAAGTTCTTCAATATCTGTTTCGCTTAACTGAGAAATTAACTCATCCATATTTTCATCGGTGATTTCATCCTGTTCTCCAAAACAACCAAAAACTATTTTTCTAGTTTGATCTACAAACTTGTCGATATCAGATACAACGTAGACCATATCTTCATCATTTTCTTCTTCGTACATAAAAGCGTCCTTAGTTAAGAATTTCGTAAAAGTTCTTGTAGTACTCTGGTTGTTGCAAAGTGTGGGCTGCGTGTGATCTGATATGATTTAAATATTCAACATACAGTTCATCTACAACAAAATGCTTTGGTTTAAACACAGGTTCGTTATAAGAATTTTTGCCGATAAAAATAATCGCATCTGTTGATGGAAGTGGATTTTCTCCCCAACTAGCAAAGACACTATCAGCAAAGTTGTTAAGTTGTTTAAATAGTGTCTCATCCATATCTGGACCAAAAAGCATATCCTTTAAGGATTGATCCATATTAGACATACTATTGATATCAAAAGAAAAGTAGTTCTTCTTTAGAATATCTTCTAGTTTATCGTCTTCATCTTTTTTCTTATCGTCCATATTATTCTCCATAAAAGAGCCACGGGTGGGAATCTAACCCACATAATCCGCTTTACAAAAGCGGTGCATAAACATTCTGCCACCGTGGCTTGCGTCGGCCTCCGAACTGCCCCACCAGGGATCGAACCTGGAACATTCTGATTAACAATCAGACGCATCTACCAATTGTGCTATGGGGCAAAAAAGCAAGCGAAGGGAATCGGACCCTCGTCATCAGATTGGAAGTCTGAGGTAATACCATTATACGACACTTGCGAATCCTGTCAAGTCCCAGATGGAGGAATTGAACCACTTGACGCCACCCTACATAATATGTCAGTTGATTTACAGTCAACCGTAGGGATCATCTGGGTATTCTGGGGTTTTTAAATGGAACCCCATAACCACACACTACACTACTTTTTAATTGTCCTCATCGTCTTCGTCAAACTGATCCCAATACTCCTCGTCATAATACTCTTCGTCCTCATCTTCATCGTCATAGTCAGGATCATAATCGTCATTATAAATCGGACTGTTGCTGTAGTCTGCACTGTACATAGGACGATCAAGTTCTCCTTCATAAAGTCCAACAACTTCATATCGGCAGGTTCGCAATTTCTGACAATCACAATCCTTTGGAACACTTATAACATCCTTTGGATTAATCTTAACGATAACAATCTTGTCTCCAGAATCTACCGAACCATAAGAGGCAACATAACTCAGTGCCCCAGCATGAAGACCCTGGGAACATCCTGCCTCACGATTATCGTCAACCTTTGCCCGAACCATTTCACAAACCTGACCAACGCTGTTGTCAAAAACTCCACGATACTTATCCTTGAAATCACTACGAACAGCCTTATACGCCAGGAAATAACCGTCCTCAGTAATAGGTAGATTCTCATGTTCAAGGAAATCATAAAGTTCACGCTGACTTTGCATGGAAGGGTTTTCCATAACATTATGAAGAAACTGCACAAGAGGCTCAAACGGCAAACCGTTCTTCATAAACTCCAAGATTCTCTTGCTAATACTTCCATGAACTTCGTCACCATCAAACTTTACCACACCATTCTCGACTGTTACTCTTCCGTCACTAAAAGAAGCAACAGCAGTTTCAACATCAACCATTCCCAAAAGTTCATCTTCAGATGCAGTTGGGAGTGCTTCCATAATCATCTTGTAGTTTAGATGATCTGGAAGAACCTGATGACTCTTATTCTTGAGAACAACAGTCAGATTACCATCGACAAACATAAAAGGAACGCTCATTTTTTATCTCCTAGTTAAGACTATTACCCAAAGTTACACGCAAAACTTCCAAATCACTGTCGCTAAAAGTGGTGGCCCACTCGTTTCTGCCGTTTCTGTTCCAATACCCATAAGAAGCATTGGCTGGATTTTCTTGAACATGGTTTGAGGTACTTACTTCCTTCCATGCCACACTCACATTATACTTGACTAGAGGTGACTTGTCAAGCTCCGCTTTTGCGATCTTTTCCAGCTTTTGAATAGAGGGAATTGAATACTTTAAAGGATTATTGTACTTGATATCAATCCCATTCTTATCAGCAAAAGAAACATACAAACTATTATTCTCAACAGTTTTTTGAATCTGTTTATGGGTCTGTGGACAACCAATCTTTTTTAGAGTCCTATTAACAATATCAACATAAGTATGATTAGACATTTTAAGTGACTCATAAGTAATCATCATATCAATAGTGCTTGTCAATGTTTTGTTTAAATACTTATGATAGTTCTTACCAAACAAGTTTACTATGCCCCACAAAAGATGTTGCCAATCATTAGCTGAATAAGTAGATCCATAAGGAACCTCACGACAAAAGTCAAGCAAATTCTGAATCTCAGCATACTTATCAAAGCAGTCTTGCATTTTTTCTGCAATTTTATCCTTGACATATTCATTATGAGCAATTAGATTATAGTCAGAAAACTTCTTTACAGAACTTGTTTTGATAGCATATACTTTTTTATCCGCAAAAATATCCTTATGGATTCCAAGATTCAGATAAATTTCATGTATTGACATAAATCCGTCATTAGAAGCATATCTTGTAATAGGTACATAGATAATATCTTCGTCCTCATCTAGATTTTCTACATCAACTTTTCTCAGATATTCAGAATCGTTCAGATTTCCTTCAAGACCTTCAAGACCATCAGAGGAATTACCGATAAGAAAAATATCGTCATTGCTAATTGTAAAACCAGAAGAACTGCCCCTACTTCTAGACTTTTTCATAAGGTCTTTATAGTCACTGACTTTGAGAATATTCTCAGCACCTACATCAGTAATTACTTCATCAAAATTATCTTCAAAGTTACCCAATGGACTTACCAAAAGATATGCGTAGCAATTATTTTGATTACAATATTTGGTTACGATCTTCTTTGCGGATTCTTCACTCTTTACATCACACTGGAAAAACTTTACTTCTCCAAAGTTTTTATCTCCATAACTAGACCAAGAGGCTTGTGGAGAAAGAGTTTGATGATGAATAGTATTTGTCTGATAAACATATCTTCTGCTACGATATGTTGCAGTCCGAAAGTTAACGGCATACATTTTTGAAGCGGACTTCAACTTGTATACAATATCTTCGCTACCATTAATATTGTGAACTTTGCCGTTCTTGTCTGTCCATGTTGCTCCTGATCCCCAACCATCAGATACATGGGCGAGCATATGGTATGCTTTATGTGCCTCAATCTTTGTTTCTGCATTAGCGATCTTTTCAGAAAGTTTTCTCTTGAGTTCTGAATAGATGCCCTGGGTTCTTTCTTTGAGGAGCTTAATTACTTCTTTGGTATATTGTAGACCTTCTCGTGCTGGGTCCATCTCTAGTTCGCCAATACCAAAATCAAGCTCTAGAAACATTCCACGATTAAGAATCTCATTAAGAAAAGTTCGCCAGTTATCAATATCTGCTTTCTTAAAGGTTCTGTTCCATCGAGAGATGTTTACATCTTCTTCCTTCTTTTCTCCAATAATCTTAGCAGTATCTACTGGATAAGCAATATTACCCATGACGGCAACAATACCAGTACCCATATTGTGGTAATGACTAGGGAATCCTGCTTCTGCAAGTTTGCAAATTCGCCAGCCTTCAGATTCAACACTAATATTATTACGACTATAATTATGGTCGGTCATTGAACCTTCAAGAATCGGCTTGTTCTTAAAGTAATGAAATACTCTTTGTGCCTTAGAAGAGAATTCACGAACATCATATCGGCTAACGGCAAAACTGATCTCAAGACCATTAGGTTCATCAGTATCAAAAGTGCCGAGATGATTCAATGTAGGAACCCCTACTTCATCCATAGCGGCAACATACATATACTTTTTGCCGTTAAAATAAGAATTGGTAGAGAAACTCTTTGTATAAGCAAAGGGACTCTTACTGCCAAGACCAAGACAACCAACAAAATCATTTGAGGTATTCTTATTTGAAGCACCATAAGTGGTGTAGAGACTTTCCATATCTTGCTGAGAAAGACCAGTGCCGTAATCCCTAACCATAAAAATTGGGTCGGTATCTGTCGGCAACCTTACCCTAAAAGGATCAGTGTTTCCAGAAGCAACATGACTATCATAAGCGTTAGTAGAAAGTTCACGAATAACAGCCATAACCTTATCCGAGTACAAAGAGTTGCTCAAAATATTGAACATCTTTGCACTCTGCTGAATTGTAAACTGATTAGCGTTCTGAATTCCTCGGTTGTGGTTAACAACAGTCTTGTCTGCGAGCAGCATCTTTAATCTCCAAAGTGTAGTGTGTTTCGTTCCAACTCCCCAAGTATAGCATCGGATTTGGGGTTGTCAACCCTTGAGTCAAAAATCTTCGTCGCTCAGATTTTTCCATGAATCAGAATCATCTGGCATCCAACCTTCATTAGAAAGATATTCTTCCTCATTGTCTTCATCTTCATCTTCATCTTCTTCTGCTAGAAAAGATTCTAAGATATTTATGATGTAATTTACTTTTTCTTCTATCCTTGTAAAATGAGTATTTATATTACCAACATTTACTTCCAAATTTTTCACATTTTCTTTGAGTTTTTTGATATCAATAAACATATCATCGCTATTTTCATTCATGAATTACCTCAATCAATTATTAGTGATTCGTTTGTCCATCCTTCTTTTTGACCAATATCAGTATATCGACCAGCAAAAAATGGACCCTGACCATAAAAATCCATGCCAAATAAAACACTCAAACCTTTTGCATACCACATAGCATTTAATACCCCTTGATCTGCTGATATGTTATTTTTTATCAAGAAATAATCGTTATCTATCATTAAACTCAACCATTCTTCTATGATAGAAATTACTTCATCAGTTTTTTCCATTATCAAAAAACCTGCTTCAAATGCTGGGCTATTCTTAAAAGCATTATTGTTCAGATTAAAATGGTCTAGTATAAACTCTGGAAGATCTTTTTGACTATATTTATGTTCGTTATCCCAGTGTGGGCAAAATGGAAGTATAGGAACTTTAACTTTGTTTAGTATCTCAAAATATTCGTCGTATCTTAAATCTCTGTCTCTTTTTCTTTTTCCTTTATTTATTACTGAACACCCAGAATCAAGATAAATTAAGAAATCCCCATAAGGAATGCGATTAAGAATTTTTAGTATTACATACGGTTTCCAAATAAATCTTCCAGAACAAGATTCAGTATCCATAAACTTTTTATGCTGTGAATAAAATTCGGAAATATTATTACGATCCCAAGCGTATATATGCTCAATAGGATAACCCGAATTAAGTATTTCTGTAGCAAGAACACGCTTTCTTTTAGCAAAAAGTCCGTCTCCATATGTTAAAAAATGTGTTGTCATTTTATTTTGTAAAATAGGAACGGTGGGACTCGAACCCACACTGAACGGATTTTAAGTCCGATGCCTCTGCCTTTGGGCTACGTTCCCTAATTAAAGTCTTTTAATTCTCCTGTTGAAAATAACATATCACAGCATATGCAATAGCAGCAGGAAAAAACAGAAGACACAAAATGATAAATAGCAATACATTAAATTTCATTGTTTCGTTTCCTTTAGGAGTTTTTGAGTCTTTTTAAGTAATTCATTTTCTTCTTTTAATGTAGCAATTATTTTGTTACATTGTTCTAGTGCTGTTCCTAGATATTGAATTCTTTCTTTTAGTTCTGTACTCAGCAAGTCTGATTTTTTTGCTTTAATTTCCATATATTTAAACCTTATTTTAATGTATGTAAGTCTTACTCTTGCTTGTATAGGTAATACACATTTATCTATAATCTTGGTTCATAATTATATTCAGTAAAATCTCTTTGGTATATTGAATTTGTTTCTACAAAGTTATTTATTGTTGGATAAATTTTGTTTTTTTGAAGATGTTTCATTCTGTTAATTGGTATAGATAATCTATCAGACAAATCCTTTTGAATAAATCTGTGACCCTGTTCATATTTATAGATACAGTCTATTTTTTCCGATAAAAAATTCTTGTAAACACAGTTTGGTTGTGGATTTTTAATCTGAATATCATTTTTGTTATAGAACCTATGGTCGTACTCTACTGTTATAGGAAAACCAAAATTATTTAAATATTTAGTAAAGTCTAAGTTTCCTTCATCAATAGTAACACCAAAAAAAGATGGATCTTTAAGCATAGAGACGGTTCTGCGATAAGGGTTTCTTACTATAGAAAACTTGAAATATTCATCCCAATATTCTGCATACATTTCTTTTGCTTGACAGGACAACAAATGTTTTTCCTTGTTGTCTATATTCCAATAATCTTTTCCACATATCCAATTTTCTATACTAGTTCCTCCAGTACAAGGTATGTGAATAAAAATACATTTAAACTTGTGATTTATCATGTTGCAGCCTTATGCCCCTTAATCTTCTAAAACATGACTCCAGTATCGGCTATCCTCTTTGTTCTGAAGAGCATCCCAATAAACACAGCGAGCAACATATGACGGAATTTTTAGTTTACCGCAATTTACAACCCAGTGACGCTCCATCTTCTTGTATTTTTCGATACCCTTCTTGCTCTTATTATAAGTAAGATGTTCCATGTTGTAAAGTCTCAATTGATGAACATCTCCACAAAGAACCCTAGCCTCATTTGGGTGAATCATTTCAAGAGCAAAGCTAACCTTAGCCATACCAAGACCCTTGATTCGATTTACGATTTGATCTCGCTTCTTTACATGATACTTTTTTGTGGTAAGATAAAAGTCTTTTGGATTAGCCCAGAATTGAGTCTTAAAATCCCAGATATATTCTGTGCGATTGTTGTGAAGACCAACCCCACTATTAGCAAGTTTATCTCTTAGAGTTTCCTTGTTGTCGATCCATTCATCAAAGTTTTTAATTGCATTATAACCAGAACAATTGCCCTTCCAAGTAGTGTGAACAGAGCAGTAAGCAAACAGGTAACGCCGAAAAATATCATCGGTATTCTGTGGTTGTACACTTTCCCAATACTCCTTATAAGTAATAGTTTTGTCTTTAGGGAAATTAGCAAAAAACTTATCAGCCAATGAGCATGAGTATTCGGTCTTCTTTTCCATTTTTATCTCCAAAGTAGTGTTCGTTTCCAACAACCTCATTGTACCATGCGTTATCGTCCTGTCAAGCCAAAAACTTTAGTCTGCTCTCTGGGAAAAACCCATCTTATTTTCTATCTCCCAATCTAAATTATCGTCAATAATCTTTTTGATTTCTGGATCAATATTAAAACATCTAGTCTCTCTTTGTAGTGGTAATTCTTTTTCTCCATTAAAATTAATGTCGCATTTATCACAAATCTTTTTTGTTTCCGCTTTTGTGTCTGTTAACCAGTTTGTATAATTAACAAAATGACTATGTTTTGCAGTATTTTTAAGACCTTCTACTAGGTACTCACATTTAATTGCTCTTGCTTCAAAGATATTTTTAAACCTTTGTTCGTTAAGATTCCTGTCTTCCATAATTTCTGTTTCAGGTTTTTCATTCGGCTGAACTTTATGGGTAGACCAGTGTTCATTAAGCAAAAAAGATTTCATATTTTCTCTGTTTATTACTGGCACATGATACTTTTTATTGAATAACGAATGAAGCCAATCGTATGGATCTCTAACTAATCCTATAAATAAAATATCTTCTCCTTGATTTTTAATCCTATTCATATAGTCTTGATGAAAGAAAAAGTGCTTCCATCCATACTTTGAAGTATAAGTTTCTTTTCCTGGCAGTTCAGTTAATATCTGAAATAATAGATGAAAATAGTTTGTTCCAGAACATCTTTCTCCGTATAATTGAAAATCTTTAATCATATTCATACGAGCCTTTCTTTACCATGTATAATTTTAACTGTTGGAAATCTTAGTGACACACCACCATTCTGATTTTTTGTTTCTTCAAAGTATTGAACAGTAATTACTGAACCAATTAACTTCTGTGGATTTTTGTAATAATGTTGTCTTTCTTCAATAGTCCAACCACTACCGACTTTTACAGAGTAACCCTTGTGTTCAATATATACAGCAGAAAGCATATCTTCTTCGTGTTCAGCGTTGTTTTTTACATATCTAAATGGCCCAGTTTCAATATCAATAACTTTATATTCATCATCAAAAAACTTCTTTACCTTTAGCAAATCCTTGCTACGCTTACCCTTATAGGTGGTATTTTTTCGTAGCATTACTCCTTCCCAACCATAATCTTCTGCTTTTTTAGTCCATTCAGCAAAATGATCGTCATCTCTAATCTTCTCCATTCCCAGAACACTAAGACATGGACAAGTATTTTCGCTCATCAATACTCTGAGATGGTTGTATCTCTTTATTAGGTTTGTAAAACTGTTCCCAGTATTAAACTCTGATGGACTTAAACAATCAAAGATTTTATAGGAAGGATTCGGAATAGTATGATCCTTCTTATTCAACTGTTTCATTACACCCTGGAAATCTTCTACCCCGTTTTCATCCACAAGGCAAAGTTCTCCATCAAAAACCGTATTAGTAATTCCCAGATCGGCAATCCCATCACCAACAATACGAAGAGTATCAAATATTTTACCAGTCCTGCTATAAAACGTAGTGTTACCCACAGCATCAACAACAGCAATGCAACGTACACCATCCAACTTGCGACTAACATACCATTCATCCTCCCATTTTACATGCTTAGGCTCATACTTATCAGCAAGAGCAACATTAAATTCTGGAATAAGATTAGGAATAGCCTTGTTGATAATCTTATCGCCAGCACGAGTTTTCAAATCCTTGTCAATAATGCAGTAGATAAGCTCTTCGTATTCTGAATACTCATCAATAAAAGTATTAACCGCACCAATAGCATCATGTCCAGTAACATCACGATTCATAAGAGCATTGAGAAGAAAATAAATGCTACCAAAGTCGCGGCCTCTGAGAGTGGACTTTTTCTTTAGATTATCACTTGTGACATTGTATTGCCAGAGTGGGTGATAAGTATACAAAAGAATATTCTTGGTAAATTCTGCCGCTTCTTTTCTTTCTTCTGATGATTTTTCATCAGCAAAACAATAATCTTCAATAATACGTTGCTTATCTAACGTACTACTGGTTGCACGAAGATCACGAACCATACCATACAGATATTCAAAATTAGATTTGTCAGACACTTGTTTTTCTCCAAAAATAAACCGTCAAAGAGTAGGGCGTGTAGGAGTCGAACCTACCTATGAATACCTTATAAGAGTATCGGATGCAACCGGCTTACCTTACGCCCCATTTTGGGGATATATTTCAACCCCCATCGGTCTTTTAGTAAATTCACGCAAGACCGTAGCGGGTTTCTCCCTTTCGACCAGTTGTGCGAACAACACTATAGCCCGATGCCTCAAGCGTTGGACGAATATCGCTGATCGTAGCACGAAGATTTCCAACACCAAACATACTGTGTGCAGAATCCTGACTAAGAGTCTTTCCCTTAACCAGATAATTCATAACACGTTGCTGCTTACTTACTGTTGCTGACATATTCAGTCTCCTAATAAAAATCCTCAATCGAACAAACTTCAGAGTGACCGCCACTCTAAAAGTATTATAGCCGAGATTCGGCAAGTGTCAAGTCTTGTTTTCTTCTGGTAGCCAAAAAATCATGTCGTTTTCTTTTTCATCCCAAGCACATTCCAACTGTCCATTCGCTGCCATCTTAGAAAGCAAAGAGCTTTGTACAAGAGAGATTACTTTGTTCAAGATATTGCAATGTGCATCTTCATTGATTACAAAGAAATTTTCCTCTTCAGTATGTCCAAGACATTCTTCCTCAATAACCTGCTCCATTTGTTTTGGTGTAATGTACTCGAAAACTTCTACTGGGTCTTTCGCACCAAAATCATCGGCAACAACTTTTGCAATCGTACTTCTATATCCACGAATATCTGTGATCGCATATGCTTCATTGTTGTCTTTCATTGTCTTTCTCCAAGTTATGTTTGCCTGCTTCTCTGATTATATCCAATGTGTCTTCTATTGTCAACCCACCGTCTGGGTAAAATTCAGCTGATTATATCTATGCCATTGAGAGTCGTTTAACATCAGACTTTTCGTTTTTCTTGAGTTTGATAATTTTATGCTTAACTTTCCAAACTCCTGTTTCTGGATTCTGAAAATCCCTACCCATATAAATATGAGCAAATCCAGATTGTTTACCTATTCCCCAAGCCCTAATGCCTTTCTCGTCAATATTTTCAACCATGAATTTCCCTCGATACCCCATACCAACAGGCTCCCCTGCATGATAAAAATATGGGCCTCCACTAACCTTAATAACATCTCCCTTTTGCAAGTCCTTCCAATTGAAGTTCTTGATTAGTCGAGTGTTTTTATCTTCTCTAGACTTAGCCTTAAAAGCAAATTGAGTATTGCAATTTTTACATACAAAAGCTCTTGGTCCGCTTGTTGATCCACAATTTGAACAAAGTTTCTGACCTCTTGGCATTTTCTACCTTTCGTTGGTTAGTGTTTTCCTCATTATACATGAGTATCGGCTAGTGTCAAGCATCGACTAAAGAAAAATTTTTAGGATATGTGACGATAAATTCATCGTTATCAAAATACCCAAAAAAACTCATCCCAATTTTTGTTTTTTCAATATCATATAGATCGTCATGATATTTTACATACACATTTACTCTATATCTATTTCCATACACATTAATTATCTTTGTTCTCAAGAAACCATTCGGTTTTTCGATCATAGCAAAAAGTTGCTGTTCAATCATAAATTCATCGTTCATTGGATTTTCTCCATAATAGTTTGATTTGATTGAAGCCTAAACTCAATATCGTATCTATGTGGGCAAGCAAGACCATCATTTACTCTTTGTTTATCAACAACAAAATATCCCATGTCGTCATGTACCAATACACAATTTTCTGGAACATCAACTTTATTTAGAATATTTTCATCATTAACTAGCATATCGCTTGTTATTCCATATGCTGTTTTAGTAGAAATTGTTCTTCCTG